CTACTGGCTGGCTGGTCTTTCCGGCCAGTCAGGGGCGGCTGTATCCATCCGGTTTACCAGCACCCTATATTTTTTCCATTCGTCGAGCCGCGCTTTCTCATCATCTGTTGCGATTCCAAGATCAACTGCATCCTGCAATGGCGCGATTTTTTCAGATGCCATTTGCAAAAGACGGCTTTTGGTTTCTTCCGCCTGACGAAGCTGCGCTGCTTTTTCAGCCGCTTCGTCTTTTACCCAGACCTTAGCCTTACCATCCCATTTCTGGTATTCACCACCTGGTGAAACTGATGTGACATTTTCGGGCAACGGACCAGGAGCGGAGATATAAACCTGATTGCCGGTTGTTGTGTCGTAAACCATCTCGCCGCGGTGATCCTCATGCAAACTCCATGTCTGGGTTTCAGCGTCAAATATAGCAATATGACTGGCGGGAATATCAGGAGGGGCGATATCAGTACAGTTTGCCGGTAGTCCTGTGTGCGGCGGAATATACGCATCACCTGCACCAATAAATTCGTTAGTATCTGAACGCAGATTGAAAATTTTAATTGTCTGCGCCTGTTCGCTCATTTTAAAAGTCATTATGCCAGCCTCACTATGTAGTTAAATGCAATGTTTTTAACCGTGGTTTCCGCATTACCGTCTGCGTCCACAATAACGACGTGTCCGTGTGGACCTATATACATGGTGTGCTCATGTCCTCCGATATAAACTGTATGTGCATGGTCGCCAGCGGCCTGTGTCCATGCACCACCTCCTGGCTGAAATGAGGTGTGATTGGAATCTCCCCAGTATGAATTGATATAACCGCCGAACTGGTGAGTATGATTGCCCGTGGTATTGGTCGATTTCGTGCCGTAATCAAAGGATGAGGTAGATTTTGTCCCTAAGTCAGTAACCTGCGCCCGCGCGGTGTGCGAGTGCGATTTATTGCCGTCCATTTCTTGCGACAATACGGCACGTCCACTGATGGGCTTACCCTTTATTGTCCAGCCTCTCATGTCAGGGATAACGCCGGACGGATACGCTATAGCCAGTAACGGGTAAGCAGATTTATCGAAGGACTGCCCCTGCATCAGAGCGTAACCTGCCGGAGTAGCATCAGATGGCCATGCAATCGCCGCCCCTACTGGATGCGAATCCGGAGGTGGGTTTAGTGTGGTGTAAAGCATTGCCCATTCGGACCACTCAGCATCGGCGGTATCTCGATGGCTGCGAATATATGCGGGCGCTGGCGCACCATTTGTCCCGCTCCAGCCAATGAGGATTTCCCCATCACCGGTTCCGGTCAGACGTAAAATATTTCCGTATTGCGTCGGATAGCCATTGTTGTAAACCTCGCCCATTATCAGGCCACTATCGCTGCCTCTTGTCGTACCAGTCAGTGCCGGAAGCGCGCCGCGTGATGCCAGTCTGTTCGCTGCAACAGCCGTACCTGATGCAGGGAGCGCTCCGATATTTTGTACAAACAGCGGCTTATTCGGGATATCCGCACCACACTGGCTTTTAGCCATGTAGTTTTCATCACTTTCGGTTTTGCTGTAGACCTCAAGACTGGAGCGACCTTTGGCCTTATCCGGTACGTCGGACAGGTTCTGGTCCTTCTGCAAATACCGTGATCCCAAATAAATCTCCAGGGGATTAAGCACAGAAAAATAGGTTTTTGTATTATCCAGAACGCATAAGACAGGAATATCTTTAATAATATCATTGGCCGATAACTCTGCTTTATTCCCCTTGTATAGTGGGAATATGCCAAGCACACGTCCTCCCATCGTCAGTTGCAGAGTGCTGGCTCCGGTATTGTTTAGCGCCGGAATAACCACAAGTGGAGTGCGCAATGTCCAGTCAACTCCACCATTGACGAAATAAGTTGCTGGTAACTCCAGCGTCAGATTATTTTCTGTACCTCCGGCCACACCAGCGACATAATGCCCACTCTGGAGCTCTTCAATTTGTACAAACTGATTTTCAGATCCTCGCGTCGCAAAATTCGCTATAACGTCATTCAGTGACCATCCCTTCGCTGTTGTACCTTCCTGACCGCGAATAACCGTCAGCATGTCATTATTAACTGCTGTCAGATGGCATACCTCAAAAACTGTTTCTTTTGCGTCTGTCAGTGTAATTTTGGCGTAAGTTTTAAGAGGGTTTGAGCTGTTTGCATAATCGCTGGTCAGCAAATTAGCAAACATCGCTCCCACACCAGGCATCACCTGAATGGTCGTCTGGCTGGCGGTAATATCAGCCGCCAGTGAGGAGACGACATTATTTCCGAATCCAATAATCATTGCTCAACCACCGTTACCGAATAGGTATAAATAAAAGGGAGTTTCACCAGCGACTGGTCAATTGCATCTTTAAGAAAGTGTCCGACACCATCGCCATAGTCAGGAATGGAGACAAAAATAGCCCTTATCGGGCATTACACTAATATCAAAAGTGGACTGTACAGGTGGGTCTATTCCGTTAGCTCCATGTATAAAGCGTGCAAGCCGTCGTTTGAACCAGTTGATACAGAAGTGCGAACCATCGCCTTTATAAAAATTCCATGTCAGTATCCGTTTAAAATAGTCGTCCGGAACATATGACGCTGAGCCGGGAACATAATTTCTCAGTTTTGCATACGCGACATTATTGTACTCAATAGTGTTATACGCCCCACGAGCAATGGCATCCTCGGAGATTTGAAGCAAGGGGCGTGATTCCCCATAAATACCCGCCGCAATCCAGTCCAGCAACTCACCGGTAATCGCCGGGGAGGTCCAGCAAGGTAAATTCAGGTTGTTAAAGTAATCAAGATACCCCTGTGCCAGTTTGTTATAAGCATCAAAAAAGGCAACTATATCCGGATCGTCATTATATTGCGTATAGGGGTAGGCCGGAATAATGCTTTCAAGAAGAGCTGCCATATTGCTTAACCTGAATTTGTGAAGATGAAGTGGAAAAATAGGCGTAAGTATCACCATAAACCAGGCTGGAGTCGGTTGCAGGTGGGACAATTTTTCCGTTTATTCCAACCTGAATATCAATCATTGATACAAGGTTTGAAGATACAAGCCCCTTAACCTGATTAAGAAAAATATCCCGAATCAGGAAAATGTTTATTGGTTCACCCGTTGCAATTCCGTTAATGTAATCAGCAATGCTTTGCTGCACTGCTTTTTCAATCCCGGTTGGATCGATATAGCTGGTTGAGGCTGTATTCCAGGTGATTAAAAGCGTAACGTTTTGTGATGATGGCACTACAAACGGCACGTGATACGTATCCGGATACACAATGATCGGTATCGTTTTTTTATCCACCGCAGCGCCTGATGGATTCACTACATCATTCGTCAGTACGGAGATATCTGGCACGGCTTTATAGATAGCGTAAGCCACTTCATAAGGATCGCCGCCACCAGCAATCGCTACCCATGCCCCCAGCGATGCCTGTCGGTATGAGATCAGATTCTCCTGTACACCATAAACATTTTTCAGTTCAATCCGGTAACAGTCAGGCGTTCCCTGTACACCGTACATACAGGCATAAGGGGAAAATCATGGAAAACACAAATATTGTTACCACTGAGCAGCAGGCACCAAACACCATTTCTGCCAGTAACGCAATTTTTAACGTTCAGGCACTGGGTCAGTTAACAGCTTTCGCTAACCTGATGGCAGACTCACAGGTGACGGTACCGGCACACCTTGCAGGGAAACCAGCCGACTGTATGGCTATCGTCATGCAGGCTATGCAATGGGGCATGAACCCTTATGCATGCTGGTCATTATCAGCTGGTGCTAACCCAAACTTTATAGCAACGCAGATGGGGCATACCGATGCACAGATGGTTTACAAGGTGTATGGAAAGTGGATGTCAGAGAAGAGCGCAGAACAGGTTTCTCTGCTCAACCAGGCACTTTCCCGCTATGCCCCATCACTGCCCCAAAGCATGGTAGCAGCGCAGTAG